AGAAGGCACTCGTGCTGATGCAAGGACCTCAGGGACTGGCGTTCGGTACGTTTTTCTCCACTGCCAACCAAGACGAGGTGATCATGATATCCAAACTACAGATAATATCCATCGCGTACATCAACGACAAGATCGAGGGCGAGTACAAGCGGATATTCTCAACCATACAGACGCCCGCCAAGCCCAAGATAATCACATGAGCCAGCACTTCGACAAACACAAGAAGAGCCTGACCGCACTGGTGGACACGTCAGAGGCCATGCTGAACGCCATGGAGCAACACGGCGTTGACCCAGAGACGGTGAGCAACAGGCCGGAGTTCTCGGTGCTGATACACTTCTTGAAGAGCATCATCGACGGCGAGTTAAATATACCCAACGAGCTGACGGATCGCATCAGAGAAGAGGCGTTCCAACACGAACTTGACAGTAGAATCAACAAGAGGTTGAACTGATGTCAGAGAGGACTGCAAGACTTTCATCCCTCTATAAAAATTCTGCAAGTCATCAAAGGAGAGACACAAGATGACTTACTACTCGACCAAGACATATGGACACAACATAGGATTGGCCTGTGTGTTCAGACAACCCAACGCAGACCACTCACACTGCCACTTGCTACATGGCTACAGCCTGGCGTTTAGATTCACGTTTGGATGCAAGGAGTTAGACAACAAGAACTGGGCAGTGGACTTCGGGGGACTGAAACCCCTTAAGAAATGGTTGGAGGACCACTTCGACCACAAGACCGCGGTTGACAAGAACGATCCACACCTGGACAAACTGAAGGAACTGGAGAAACACGACCTCGCTGAGATCGTGGTGTTCGACGGGGTGGGTGCGGAGATGTTTGCCAAGCACGCCTTCGACTTCGCTGACCAATTGATCAGGGAAAAGACCGATGGCAGATGTTTCGTGGAGAGTGTGGAGTGCATGGAACACGGAGCCAACAGTGCCATCTACAGCAGGAAATAATTTCATCCCAGAAAAGATTGTAATTGCCTATGACAATAAACAGGTCAAAATAGATTTGTATGATACTCCATTGGCCCCTAGATTCTTGTCGGCACTTAAGGACAACCTTAAGAATAAAAGAATACTAGAAAAGAATTTCTGTTTCCTGGGATGGGCCGACTCCAAGAGAAACCTATCACACTTGGTTGAAGAGTTGAACGAAAACATAAGACAGATAAACTCGTTTGATTTCAACCCTCCCTACGAACAGATACATCCTTTCACGGCAGACGATTTCCAATACAGCAGTAACCTGCCTACCGGGTTATGCCCAGATGGTAAAGAGATGAGCAAACCTGGATTGAGATTGAAGCACGAATCATGCAATCTACTACACAGGTATTTTGAGGAACTACAGGGCACGGCATGGGAACTGTCACCTCTTTACAAACAAGCGGATCTGCCTACAAAGTATGCCATCAGGCAACTGAACAACCTGTGCCACGAGATCGAGAACTGGGTGTTGAGCCATAGAAAGAGCATAGTGGATCCTGAATGGATGAGGCCTTCGCAGATAACAACTTTTTTAAACGCTCCTCGTTACAACCTACAGGACGAAGATTATGAATTATTCAAAAAAAATAGATACGACCGGGAATTGGGAGGTGTTTACCTGCATTGGAGTCAAGTGGGCAAAACACTTTATGAAGTGTTCAGAGATGAGGGTGCACCTAAAATGACAGAGTCACTGTGTAGTGAGATCAACCACCAGAAATACTACTCGGGAGAATTCGATATCGAATGGGGGCAGACAATAACCGAAGACAATTCATTCAAGAAACAGGAAATGACACAGTTCTGTGAATGGCTGAAGAACAACGATTTTGACTGGGAGGATCCAAAACTGTCACTGGGCTACATCAAACTAGGGCAAGTGGATATGGAGGCCACGTTCCCACAGCACTCATTCCTCGAAATATACAATGAAATGAAAAATAATTTAAATATCAGAAAGATCTACACCACAGGTGAGACGGTTTCATGCGAATATCCTTATACCCTGGACAGTGATGATTGGAAAGAGATACAAATACAAGGATTAAAACAAGGTTATGAATCACGTAGTGTGTGTTAAATGGGGCAACAAGTATATCCCCAAGTATGCCAATGTGTTGAACAGCATGGTCAAGAGGCACACCACAGTGCCCTACCAGTTTCACTGCCTCACCGATGATCCCACTGGATTGGATCCAGACATAAATGTGGTCAAACTGCCCAAGGATCCATGGATCAAGTCATGGTGGAGCAAACTGTGGATGTTCGCACCAGAAATGCCCATCAAGGGCAACATACTGTTCTTTGATCTGGACGTGGTGATATTTGATAACATAGATGCATTGTTCACACACGATGCCGGCAAGTTCATGATCATAAGAGATTTCAACAGGTGTAGAGTCAAGGACTGGAAACTGAGCAACTCCAGTTGTATGCGATGGCAGGCAGGTACAATGGATTATCTATGGACGGAATTCAAAAATCGATCCGCACAGATCATGCAACAGAATCACGGAGACCAAGACTGGATAACGAAAAGAGCTAACAAAGACATCACGTGGTGGCCGGATGAATGGATCAGATCATACAAATGGGAGATGGTGGGATTGAAAGACACCAAACTGCTGAACAAGGACGGCAAGAAATGGTTCCGCACTCCGGCCAAGATAGAACCCGGTAATCGTGTGGCCGTGTTTCATGGACTGCCCAATCCCATGGAGTGTGCAGACAAGTTCGTAGAGGACAACTGGAAATGAAGATAGGAATCACAGGGACAACATCAGGTATTGGGAAGTCCATTATGACACTGCCTTACACCTTTGTCGAGTTCAACCGTCATGACGGTGACATACATGACACTGCGCTGGTATATGAAAAGCTCAAGGAATGTGATGTGTTCATCAACAACGCATGGGACAAAGACTGCCAAACGAAATTACTCAAACTTTTCTTCTCCAAGTGGATGGAATATCCTAAAAAGATCATATCTATTGGAAGTTCTGTCGCTTCATACAACCCTTCAGGCACAGGATACAACAAATATGTTGAACACAAAAAGGAATTGAGGACTGCACACCTAGACATAGTCAATCGCAAAACAAAAAACTGCAGGTCATATTTGATTAACCCTGGCGTTACAGACACAAAACTGACCATGTACCAAAATAGGAAAAAGATGTCGGTTCAAGATGTATCTGGCATAGTGAGTTTTGTGTTGGAAAATAAACTTTACATACCAGAGATCTATTTCTATGTTGAATAGATACGGCTGGCAACTTTATCATTGGCACATAGAGCCCAGTTCTAAGTGCAGTCTCAAGTGTCCTAGGTGCCCCCGACAGGAACATCCAGAAATTAGCTGGATGCAGAAAGAGATATCAATAGAAGAATTTAAGAAGGTGTTTACCGCAGATGTATTGAAACAGGCACAGAGATTCACCATGTGTGGTGACGTGGGAGATCCCATCTATGCTAAAGACTACCTGGCGATCATAGAGTACATCAAATCCCACAACCAGGAAATACAGGTGTTCACGATCACCAACGGCAGTTACAAGACAGAGAAGTGGTGGCGTGATTTCGCCGCGGTGTCAAACAAGCACGACTCCATAAATTTCAGCGTGGACGGGTATGATCAACGATCCAACGACCTGTATCGTGTCAACAGCAATTGGGACAGCATCATGGCCGGCATGAGGATCTGTGCGGAGGAGAGTGACATGTTCGTGAACTGGGCCACCATAGTGTTCAAATTCAACGAGGACCATCTGTCGCAGATACAACAACTGGCGACCCTGCAGGGGTGCGATTCTCTACAACTCACTTACAGCACCAAGTTCGGTTCAAAGTACGGCGACGCGTACGGGGGTGAAAAAGACCCACTAGAACCCAGTGATCGATACATCAGTAAATCACACAGATATGAACGATACACAACCAACTTGTCAGGTAGGATACCCATGAGATTGAACTACATGAAGACCAATCATAGGAAATTCACCGAGATAAAAAATAAATTCAAGGGCGACATCGTTCCCATGTGCTTGATAGGTAACCGAGGACTCTACCTAAATGCGGAGGGCACCATATTCCCATGCAGTTGGACCAGTTTCCCTTACAAGAGCCTCTCACACGAGGGCAAGACCATCAACTGGGAGGACAGTTTCTTCGTCAAAAACAAGAAGTTGTTGAACGTGAAAGGCAACAGGTCTCTGGAAGAGGTTCTGAACGATGACCTCTGGCAACAACTGTTTGACAGTTTTACCAAGAACAAATGGGTGGAGTGTTCGATGAAGTGTAACAAGTCGGTGGTAGACAAACACTACGGAATCGGTTATTATACAAATTAATGAGTCTACAGAAAAAAAAGTACTACGAAGCGGCAAACGTCAAGAGAATCAGTGGCCATCTAGATGAAATACCCGAGGACTGCGGCTACGAGAAGAAGTTCCGTTTCAACGTAGACATGAACTCCAACGGCATAATGGGCGACTGCATCGAGTGGTGCCAGGTCAACTGCGAGGGACGATGGGGTTGGTGGTTCGAAAACAAAAACATGTACGACGAGAAATGGCACAACTGGGAAGACCAGAACGCCTACATGAGTTTCCAGAAGAAAAGGGATGCCACAATGTTTTGGTTGTGCATAGGTGCTGAAATCAGTGGCCGCAACGACGGGGCCTACATGAAATGACAATAATTACTAGTATGAAACTTTTTGAAATCACAGATCAGGCCAAACGACAGATCGAGCGACTGTTGGAGAAGAATCCCAGCAAGTGGGCCGTGAGCTTAGCAGTGCTGGGTGGAGGTTGCGCGGGCTTCAAGTACGAATGGGGATTCGCGGACACCAAGGACAGCATCTCAGAAGGTGACCACGTGGAAGATTGGGGCACGGGACGTTTCGTGGTGGACGAGACATCAATGCTGTACGTGGCAGGCACTAAAATAGATTGGATCGAGGAGACCTTTGGATCACAGTTCGAGATATCAAATCCTAATTCAACTTCCGCATGCGGATGTGGAGAGTCATTTGGCATCTGATGGACACCGCTTTCATCATAGGCAACGGTGAGTCCAGGAAGATCTTCCCCATAGAAACACTGAAGGGCAAAGGCATAGTGTATGGATGCAACGCCATCTATCGTGACCATCCTACATTATGTGACCACATAGTGGCAGTAAACCCTCCCATGTATGAAGAATTGAAACAGTGGTACGATGCCACAGACAAGAGCACACAGATACACGGCATAGAGGACATCAGTCGTTGGAACTACATCTGTGATGGAGACCGGGAGATGGACGTGCCCCGGGGACTCAAGATCTACAGGATATGGCGAGGTGGCAACATGAAGAAGGGTGGCCGTATCAAGACCGAGGACTTCTCCAACAACAGGGGATCAGGTTGTTCAGCAGTGCTGATGGCGGCCGAGAGCGGGATAAAGAACGTGGTGATCCTGGGGTTTGACATACTGGGCGCACAACAGTGGGAAATGCCGGAACCCAGCCGTATACAGAACAACATCTATAAGAACTCCACCAACTACCCAGACAGGCAGAGCATGAAGGCGTATCTCAAGTATGAATGGATGTACCAATTGAGGCAGATCTTCCGTAGGTTTCCAGACACCAACTTCCGTTTCATCAACAGGCGCGAGTACCTGGACGGCAACACGTTCCTGAGATGGTACTTCGATCAGCCCAACATACGGTCGGGCATATACGCTGACCTACAGCGTTGGATCACGGGCCGGCGTGACGACATCAGTTGGATGCGATTATAGATCACAACGATCACAGAAGTGCTTGTGACCCTTATCCATGCGTTCAGGATCTACCCGTGATTTGGGCTTCTTGAAAGTTTCCCCACAGCGGTCACACTTGAGGATGTACATGATGTTGTTGCGACGAACGGTGTGGCAGACACCCAGTTTGCTCTCCCTCTTGAACAGTTTGAGGGTCTTCTGCGTCTCTATGAACATATTCATATTTAATAAATACGCATAACAGATTATGGCTAGATTAACGATAGACACAGGAACGGCAGGAAATCCAGCAACGGGCGACACTTTACGCACGGCTATGACCAAGGTCAATGCCAATTTCGCGGAATTGGCCGGCGATCTACAGATGTCAGGCAACACTTTATTGAGTGCTGACACCAACGGAAACATCATATTAGATCCAAACGGCACGGGACAAGTACAAGTCAATGCTGACAGATTAGTGATCACGACTACCAAGACACCAACAGCAATAGGAGCCACAGGTGATGTAGCGGGATCAATCAGTTGGGACGCGACCAACCTGTACATCTGCACTGCCAACTATGATGGTTCAACTGCCATCTGGAAGAAACTAGTATTACAGGCGATATAAAATGGCAAAACAGACTATTGACCTAGGTACATTAGGCGGTGCCGACGGTACCGGTGATTCTATCAGGACCGCGGGCGCCAAAATCAACTCAAACTTCACGGAACTTTACGCCACCAGTGCGGTGCAGTCGCACATCGGCATAGTACAGAACAACATCAGTTCAACGCTGAGCAACGCGGACATAGTGCTGAAGCCAGCAGGAACCGGTTCTATTTTATTTCCGTCTATAAGATTTAACGACAACAACATAGAGTCTATCAGGTCCAATGAAAACATCAAGATTATACCAAACGGTTTAGGTTCCGTTGTGATTGACGCCGTAAGCATTAAGAGTAACACAATCACTATAAATTCCTCCAACGCTGACCTAGAGATATCTGCCGACAGCGGAAATATTTCGATCTCGCCAGGAGTAACTATTGACGGGAATATCAACATCAAAGATAATGAGATCAAAACCACCACGTCAAATTCAGACTTTCTTCTGACGCCGGCGGGCATAGGTTCAGTAGTGATCTCAAAAACAGACATCAACAGTGGAACAGTAGACAACTGTCTTATAGGAGACTCAACCCCGTCCTCGGGCACATTTTCAACTTTGTCCATGGAAACGTTGAATGCCGATGGCATCATAATAACAAATCATACCATCACATCAACATCCAATGCTGATGTAGAACTAGAGACAGGTGCAACAGGCAATGTCATTGTTAACGGATTTACGATGCCAAACACCGACGGAATAGTAGGACAGGTCCTTAAAACAGACGGGAATGGAACTTTATATTTCGCATCTCACTCCTCACTGTACGACCATTCATTCCTTGAGGATGCTACGGCCACTGTGTTGGGAAGTTCATCGTCGGCTCAGGTTGTGGACACTTGGTCGGCTTCTACTTACAGGAGCGTGAAATACCACATACAGATCTCAGACGCCACGGCGGACAGGTATAGGTTGATAGACGCCAACGTTACGCACGACGGTGTCACAGCATATATCAGCATTTTCGGTGGTGTAGACAATGGTGACGGTGATGGATCCTCGGTGTACGACACTATACAATTCTCTGCAGACATATCGGGCGGCAATGTTAGGTTGCTAGGAACAGTAAATAACACAAACGACCAGGCGATAAAACTGGTAAGAAGGGTGATCAACGCATAATGGCACAACAGATTTTGAACATAGGAGCAACGGCTAACGACGGTACAGGTGATGCTTTACGTGTCGCAATGGACAAGGTTAACGACAACTTCGATGAAATATACGCATCACCGTTATTCGTAGAAGACATAACCATAAGTGGCAACGAGATCCGGGCCAACAGGTCCAACGACGACCTGGTGCTGTCACCCAGCGGAACTGGTTCAATTTCGATGCCTGCGATCAGAATCAACGACAACAACATAGAGGCCACTAGGTCCAACGATGACATAAATCTCGTGCCTTCTGGGACTGGAACAGTCTCTATCGGAGATATCAGAATAGTTGATAACACCATACGAACAACATCTGGTTCTAGCCAAGATTTACAAATAACAAACCTGGGAACAGGACAAGTGACCATAGATTCATCGCTGTTGATTGATTCAAATATCAATATCAAAGACAACGAGATAAAAACTATTCAGAGTAACTCAGACTTATTAATTACGCCTGCAGGTACAGGACAGGTTATCATTGACAAGGTCGACATCAATAGCGGTAGCATAGACAACACAGTAATAGGGGCCACTACGCCACTGGCGGGCACTTTCACCACAGTGACGGCAAATTCATCGGCCAGCATAGATGGTGTAGTTATACAAGATAACAAGATATCAGCAACATCGAACGCAGACCTGGAACTTTCGTCCGCAGGATCAGGAACGGTGATACTGAATGGTATAAGTTTTCCAACTGCAGATGGATCTGCCGGTGATGTCATAAAAACCGACGGGAACGGAAACCTAGGATTCGCTACAGCGAGTGCTCAACTAAATCACTCAGACATCAACGACAACACAACGACTGTGGCGTCATCCACCACATCAGTGATTGACACTTTCGACACCGCGACCTATAGGAGTGCCAAATACTACATCTCCATATCAGACACCACCAACGGCAGGTACGAGATGGTGGAGGCCAACGTTGTACATGGACCTAGTGCGGACAGCACCACGGAAGCCTACATCACAGTGTTTGGTGAATTGTCGAATTATACAAGTGATGGCTCCACTTTACCCATAGCACAGTTTACAGTAGATGTACTGAATGGCAATGTAAGACTCAAAGCGACGAACATCACCAGTGATAGCACTGTGTTCAAGTTCCAGAGGATCTTGATAGACTTATAAAATAAAGTAGTGTAAATTACTTACAAACCACGAATGAAAAGAAACAACAGAAGACCACACCACAAGTCACCTCGATCAGAGATCGCAAGGCTGGAAGAACAGCTCAAGCGTGCCACGGACGCAGTTGATCGTGAGGGCATAAGACAGCACATAGAACACTGGCAACGCACCCAGAACGACAGGCGCTGATCTCCAATAAATACCCGTGTAAGGAGTAAGATCAATGGCAACACCGGTGTGGACT